GGGCATGTGCGATGGCACATGCAATGACTTATGGACTAATTATGCGTTTTACGACGCACCCGTTAAGTATGTTCGCTCTATTTGAGTGAGATTAAATTCTCTCTTTTGTAGTGCGAGTACTTACTTGTCAGAGTCATGAACTCTGATAGTTTGTTTTAAAGTCTAAAGAAGAACTTTGAAGGGGTCTCTCCCCTCTGATCGACAGATCGAGTAAAAGAAAACCATAGATAGGAAGTATCTTTAAACTTCCATGACATAGTTTTATGGTTCTATGTATAAATAAAAATTGTGGTACACAAGATGTATCACCGGAGGAATCAGCATGTAAATTCATCGAATGATGTTTTGCTATTTACCCTTTGCAAAAATTAAGCTGCGTAACAACGGCATTCGGCCCTCACGGGCCACCCCGCCTTCACAGGCCACCCGGTCCTCACGGACCAAATTGGGATTCGTCCCGCATTCATGTCAAAGAATGAAGTTGAAATGACCATTTTTACCTGATATTGTTTTATGCTAAAAACAAATCTATGCTTGTAACCAACAAGCCTTGCAGTGGAGGACTGTACAGGTGGGAAAGACCCACCAGGGATCGAGCTCGGTGCGCTCAGAGTGTCCCAATTTAAAACTCTAAAGTCGCTCGTACGGGGTCTCACGACACCGTGTGTTAACCTCATAGATCACTGGATTATATTGTACACTTGTCAATGAAGGAATGGGTCGACGAAAACGTCTGAACAGCGAATCATGTCCCCACTTCCCGAGAAACTTGTATGATACCTTTGATTGGTGCGATAGTATGTATTCTATCGCATTACTGACGCTTGGTCCCATTTATTTGGGGTCTTGTTAAGCTATGTGGTGCCGCCAAATGCTTCACGGGCTAAAACAAAGGAATAGAGGACTTAATGAACCCTCGTTAACTCCCAAGTTTGGCCCATTCCGAAGCAGTTGGCGGCGTCATCGTAACACATGACGCTGCTAACTGTACTCACTATGGATTTCTCAAACATCAACGGTATGTTTGACTGTACAGAATATGGACAATCAGAGTTGATGCTTCCACATGGAAGCACCAACTGGAAAGCTAGTATGGCTGCATTAGGATTTAATATACAACTAGGTGATTCTTTTATAAATGCATGGGGAGATGATTCCCTAAACCAAGTAGATACAACACACAGATTGATAGATAACATGTGTGAGCCCCTACATGTTTTTATACATGGGGCTGAACTAGCTGCTTCACAGCAAATAGATCTAACAGACGACGAAAGTTGGGGTATGATGTACTTTTTACGTAATAGAATACGTGAGTACAATGATATGGTAGATATCTTATGGGACAGATACTCAATGACAGATAGACAACATATCACTCTTGACAATCTTCCTCACATAAATAGAATGTGGGGAAACTCTATTGAGCCACAAGTGGGATCCGAAGATGAATCTTTCTTTGGAGGATCCCTTTGTAATGAGAAGAAGTATGGTAAGAACAAATATGTACGCAAACAGTGGCGGAAGAAAAAAGCTGCTGAAGAAGAACGACAGCGTGTCATGGATGGTGTTGCAGAGTTTCAGAAGAAAATAAAGGCAAAGGAAACTCACAAAGAGAGACTTATTGAAACAGCTCAAAATCAAGTGAAACACAATAATGCCTTTATAGTTGTTCACAGAGAACTAAGAAATGTTATTCTTTTCAGAAAGGAAATAGCAGCTCTTAAGAAACAAGAAGAAAAAGCTAGGAGCGATTTGAATGCCAAGAAGTATGGCAAAGCTAAAGCAGACTCACCAGAGAAAGCAGAAGCTAACAAAAAGAAAGAGCTCATACAAACTAGGATTAGAGCTCAACGAGCTCTTCAGTATCTAGATTTTGTTGAAAAGTTCAAACATGAAGAGCTTGAAGACAAGTTTGACAAACTAGACATACTTGGAGATAAAGTCAAAAAACAACTTGAAAAAGAAGTTGTTACTGAAGATGATATAGGATATGGATTTTTAAAAGATGAGGAGAAATCCAATCTAGAAAACTTTCTTGATGATGAAGCTCAGAAGATCCCTCTAATAGATTTGAGTGATCAGATAGACTTTCAGGCAGGAGATGAGGATCTTCCTATGTACTATGAAGACATTGCTGATATATATATAGGCAAAGATCTAAGTGATCTTGGGTTTGTTGCTAAGTATATCCTAGGATGTCGAAGGATGGGACTCAGACTAATGACA